TTCTTCATCTAATCTCTTTTCATTCAGGTTCAATGTCATAAATTTGACTTTGAACTTTTCTGCTGCATAGAATTTAATCCTCTCCTCGATGTGTTTGAAGGTCGCGTTAGGTTGACCGTTGTAGTCGATCTTGTCAACAAGGTCATACAGTGTAGCCACTGACTTTGACTCATGCAGACGCATCAATCGACCAATCGATTGCAACACTCGAATCTTTGCCTTAGACGAAGAACCAAAAACCATGTTGTGTAGATTCTTGATACTCACACCTGTCGACATGATACTGAAGGTTGCATAGAGAATGACGTCGTTGTACTTGTCGAACATCGCCTTGATTTCTTCACGCTCAGCATCGCTTGTATCACCACAAATCAGATAGGTGTGTTCATGTCGAGCCTTCATATCCTCATACAGTGGAATACCTTGATCTTCGACGCGATCAAACAACACGATACTGTTACCCTTGAGTGATAGTACCATCGTCTGAATGAAGTTAAACCGACACTTCAGGTTGTTGATAAAGTTGATCTCTGATTGATAACGTGCGTTCTGCGCCGTCGACTTACGGGCATTCTGTTGGTCTTGATCGAATGCCCGTTTGGTATCCTTGTCATAGTCGAGAATCATGCAATTCACTACAACCTCAGTGGCGCGGCCTGCATCAATGATCTGCTTTGCTGTGACAATGCGTTTTGCTGGGCCTAGTAGCCCCTGTGCCGCGAGAACGTTGCTCTCCATGTCGTCGAGTGTGCCCGTCAGCCCGTGTCGAATGTCGCAGTTCACAGCAGCTTCTAGCAACTCAGCCAGCACAGGGCCTTTGACGCTATGGCACTCATCGACGAAGATTGCACCTGCTTGCGTGATCGTGCTTTCGTGCAGGGTCTTCAGTGACTGCCATGTAGTAATCACAATCGGTCGTTCAATGAACTTCGAATAGTTACCAGTCACCTTCTGGCAGAAAGTGCTTGCTTTCCACTGTGAACCTGTGAATGTCGAATAGTTGTCGAAGTCGTCATACAGTTGCTCAACCAGCATCTTCGACGGCACGACGATCAGAATCCGTTTACCTTCGAGTTCATCGGCCATCTGATACAGACGAATCGCCAAGTACATCGACAGACTCTTACCAGCAGACGTCGCCGCCAGACAGATAGAGCGACCAGCATTCATCATGTAGGTCACTGCATCATACTGGTAATCGTACGGCTCGATAGCCACACCTTTATCATGCGGACGAATGAAGTCAGTCGTCAGTGCCTCGATGTCGGCGCGCTCGGCAGACGGGGCCACAAGCAACGCAGGATCGATTTTGAAGCTGTAGTCTTGCTTAGTGAGGAACTTCACAAGCTCGAACAAAAGGCCGCTGTACATGCGCTTATGCGTGCGATTGTAGAGGCGCTTGATGCCATCCCAACGACCACTGCGAACGCGTGGGTCAAACTGTGCATTGTCGACCTTGAAGCTGAAGCGCTCGGAGATCTCCATTTCCATAGAGACTTCTTTGCACCTGATATGCATCCAGGTCGAATTGAGTTTGGTGATAACGATGTCTGGATTATTCATCAGACAAGTAATCGTTGGCGTGCGCAAGCAACTGGTTGATAGGCACATCACAGGCGTAGCAGTCGATCTCAGTTTGATCGCGCAGAGCTGCAAAGTATCTGTGGTGACCGTCAAGAATGTAGCCGTCAGTCGAGACAATGATTGAACCGTAAGGGCCAACCATACCGTCAACTTTGGCTTGGTCAAATTCGGTCTGAGTAGGCCGCACTTGATGCAGTGCAATCGGGCCTTTCTTGACAGTTATACCTAAGAATTCGAGGTATGCGGCGAACGCCGTTTGGTCTGCAATCTGAGGCATGCTAGCGCGTGGGATGTTGAACCCGCCGATAACAGATTGCTCAGTCACATATTGGTTGAACGAAAGCATAGATGAACCCGTGGTATGGTTTAGATCTACTACTTATCGTCGGAATTTTAACCATAAAGAAGGGCACCGAAGTGCCCTGTCCTCATGAACCGCTTTCGAACTTGCGCCAATCAATTGCTGATCGTATATGAAACGTGCGTGAACTGATTTCCTTGATAGTCTTTTCCAAGAAGTCGACCATCTGCGATTGGATCTCATAGATCTCACGCATCAAGCCCATGTAGTCATCTGCATCAAGGTACAACGGAAGATCAGTCTTGGCTACACGGGTATGCGGTTGACCGTATTCCGCATAGTACTTGTCAGTTTGCGAACCCATATACCAACGAGTGCGCTCAAGTGTAACCTTCTTCAACATGTTCTGGATCTGTTTTGCCTTGATAGCCTCTTCACCCAACAGACACAACCAGCGACCATGTAACTTTGGCGTGCGAAGAGACTCACCATCAAGGTTGAACTCATTGATAACATTCTCTTCTGTGGCAAGCTCTTTGATCTCAGTAAAGCGGTCTGTGACATCCTGTTTCAGACTTTTATAATGTTCCATGTTAGTTGCCATGGGTAATGCGATCTCCACTCACTAAATTTTCGACCTGAAACTCATCGAACTGCAACGTAAGGTTGCATGATATGATACGTTCCTGATCCATCATACTATATTGAAGTCCACCCAACATCAAGGGATACACGCCCGTATAGATGAAGCGTGCGACAGGTCGATTCACTGAATCGAGGATCGTCATCTCGGCAGTCATGTCGTTCTGACCGTCAAGTCGAGTCAAGTCATCCATCCACTTGTATACCTCAATCCACTCTTTCAGACCTTCAGACACAAGAAAGTTGAACGGCACTGGGTCATACGACAGCTTGTTACTTGGTATCAGAATGTCAACAGTGCGTGTAGGAAAAGGTGAACCGCCAAGGTTGACGTCAGGAACAGCCGCGTTTTGCAACTTGAATGAAAGGTCACGGAAACCAGTAATCGTGAAGATGTACGAGGATGACCGTGCTGGGTTATATTGAGTGTAAGAACTGATATCTTGCATAGGGCACCTATTGCGCGTGTAGTTGTATATAGCGTAGCCATAAGAAAGGGCGCCGAAGCGCCCTGACTGTTCTTCCAACTAACGCCGCTGTATTAGCCGGTGATGTTAGTAACTTTCATTTTACGGAAGTATTGGTTTTCGCCTTGACCCAGACCCAGACCAGCTTTAGCACCAGAAGCAGTGTGCGAAGCGAACGGGTTAGCAACAACGCCGTAGCGAGTAGCGAAACCGATGATTGGGTTGAATGTAGTCTCACCAACGGTGCGGTACAGTTCAAGTGGCAGATACGGGCAGTAGTAGATACCAGCATCCCAAGCGTTAGCACCACGGTAGCCTACAGTGATGTAGTCAACGGTTGCGAACGGGTCGATGAACACTTGATAGCGGCCCATCAGTACGCCTGCGTAAGTCTGAGCAGTGTCATCCACGTTCAGGTTAGCAGTCAGACCTGGAGCGTAATCGAGAACGCCGGCCATGTTCAGAGCAGATGCAACGTTGCTCGAACAGATAACACGGTTAGCACGACCACGACGGGTAGCTTTTGCAACTTCGTTGGCTTCGATTTCCAGTTGGAACAGAAGGCCTTTGAAGCGCTCAACCAACCAGCGACCATCAGAGTCAGCAGCAACGTCGAACAGACCAGGGGTAGCAGCGAACTTGGCGCCCAGTACAGCAGACACGTTCACAGTACGGATACATTCGCGGTCGGTTTCAGCAATTACTTCAGTCGACAGAATGTTGGCCAGTTCACTTTCCGCGTCCAGACCGTGAATGTTCTTCAGGTCGTATTGCAGTTCGCGGGAGAACTGAGCTTTCAGTTTGCGGGTTTTAGCCGAAACGTCAACACGTTCGATGCTGAATGCCATTTCGTTCCAAGCAGTACCACCATCAACGCCCAGAGCTTCACCAGCGCCTTTGGTCATACCGGTACCGTAGCCAGTACCAACAACTGGAGTGCCTGCGCCGAAAGCGTCAGTAGCGAAACCAGAAGTATCACCTACTTGAGAACCAGCACCGCTGAATGCAGAGTTGGCTTCGTCGTACAGTGCTTCAGTACCAGTTTGGCTGGTGTAACGGGAACGCATCGCGAAGATCGAACCAGTTGGACCAGTCATTGGCTGAACGCCCATCAGGTCAAATGCCATCAGTTGCGGAACAGACCGACGAACCATTTTCACCAGTACTGGGTCGAAGTTAGAAACACCGCCAGTAGTGTTAGCAGGCATTGCGGAACCGTTGGCTTCGCTGATACCTTTCATGAAATTGATCTGGTTTTCAATCAGACGCTCGGTTACTTTTTTGCGGTATTGCGAGGTGATCTCAGGGAACTTATCGCTTTCGATCAGTTGCTTGATTTCTTCTTTCAGAAGTTCGGTCATTTTGTAACTCCGTTGTGAATTTTGTAATTAACTTTATTTATAACAGTCGGTTTTCTGATAGACTGTTAGCCGCGAAGGCTATTAAACAAGTGGGATTCGTAAGACGTTTGTTCAGCAACCACTGGTTTCTGAGGTTCAACCGGCTCGATGATTTGTGCAACTTGACCAACTGGGAAGTACGATTCATACAGCGATTTGACGGCTGCGGTGAACTGTTCATCCGACTTATATTCGACCTTTTCAACAACGGAGGCGAATGATTCTTTTTGGGTTTCGCTCAGAGACTCGGTGATCTTGCTAACAATGACAGTGCTCTTGAACTTACTGTTTTCGTTCATCAGGTCGATGTTCTTATCAGTCAAAGCGTTCAAGCTTTCTTTCAGTGAACCGAGTTGAGTTTCGAGTTCGCCAACTTGATCAACAGTACCCTGAGGCATGTTCAAGTTGTGGCTCTCAGCAAGACCAACTAGACCAGTCAGAAACGATTCGGCCAGTTCAACTTTTGCACCGGCAACCATAGCGACTTTGTTCTCTTGCGCCCACTCAGTAACAGCGGCGGTCAGGTACTTGTCAACTTGTGGTTGGACTTGGTCTTTGATGTAGGACTCAGCGAGGCCTTCGAGTTCTGTAATGCGTGCTGCAATGCGGGTATCGAACTCTTCTTGAAGACTAGCGGTAACAGTGTCAGTGACCTGTTTAGCTTGTTCATCAAGGGCAGCAGCAAAAATTACAGCCGCTTTTTCCTTGAACTCTTCAGAAAGGTCTTGTCCCGCAAAAAGCGCTTTGATATGTTCGGACATTAAACATTCCTCTGTACTATAAGTGTGTATAACTTTTATTTAGTGGTTGTGAAAAACTGATTACTTGCGCATCGACTTCATGAAGTCTTCCAAACGTTCAAGGAACAGTTGTTCGTTAAACATTGCGCCAGCATCCTCGTCTTCGCTCTGTACCCACACGCCATTACGAATCTTCCAAGACGAC